TCAGCTTCTATTAGTAAGAGCTGGCTAGTAATATCTGATTGTACTGATACAGATTGCTCTAATTGCTGATCCAATACAAGCTGCTCTACTGCCTCGATATCTCCAGTTAACATATCAGCACTTATATTACCATTAGTTAAATCACGTAATTTAATAGCAAAGCTAAACTTTACATTATCTTGGTGCAAAGTTATATCTACTATATCCCCCTGCTCATATTCTCTTGTGTTACTCATTGTAGTACTCCTGTAGTTAGTGTTAGTATTATATAGCTAGATGTATACAATAGTTGATAAATGGATAATAGCAACCTAAAACTCATGTTTATTCTCCTCAAGTAATTGCTGGTCAAAAGGCTTAATCATTTCTCTGTCATAACAATACATTGATGCAAACTCACTATAGTTATTTTTCCAAACTTGATCCACTGACTTACCAAATGGAAACCATGATATTCTGCGAGTATCAGGTCTGAAAATAATGTAAATATTCTTAGTTTCATCACCATAATTACGATTTTTTAAGATATTTAATGTTCCATCAGGTGTATAAGTTCTGATTTTAGTTTGCCTCTCTGCCTCTACTTCATGCTCATTAGATGAATTATTATCTTCATAAAACTTAGTCTTGTCCTGCCAACTCATACGGGACACTTCAATAATATTCCAACTGGTATTAGTTAAATTCTTACTACCACTTACACGATTCTTAGAATTAGCCAGCATACTTTTATTCTGATGAGCTACTAGATGAACATGAACATTATAATTCTTACAAAAATCTGCTATCTTTAATATTGCTGTTGTTTGATCCTGGTTAATATCTTTGCTACCTGTAGCTGATAAATTAAGTACCATTAAATTATCAATTACAAATATATTACTACCATAACGCTTATGAGCATATTCAAAACGCTTAAGCAATGTCTCTACTGATGGATAAGTTTCATCAACTATAATAAAATTACTGCCATAAATACGGTCTAATTTATTACTTATCTCAGGCTTAACACAAAAGTCCTCTCTAAATCGTTGCTGAATACAATCTATACCACCTGCTCCTGCCATTGGTGTATATATCCAGCGCTTAGTTACACTTAAAGCCATCTCACCTGAGAATATACAAATCTTTTTACCATCACGTAAAGCACAACCCATCTCATTATAAAGTATTGTTGTTTTACCACAACCGCTATCACCTGTCCACAATGTTAATGCTCCTGCCTGATATCCATTTAATGCTGCCTTAATTGGATAAATAAGTGAATCACAAGTTTCTACTAACTCAGGCTCAGGCTGTATTAATTCTGATTGTACAATACCCTTAACTGGTGCAAAATAAGCACTTTTAACTGTCTGTAATAATTTATCCTTGCCATGCATTAGTAAGACATCATTAGCATCCTTACAGCCCCTAGGATGAGTAATTAACCTACACTTGTCTACTCCTAACCTGGTTAATAGCTTACTACGAGCTTCATCACCTGATTTATCATTATCTGTATAGATTGTGTATTCTTCAAATTGTTCTATCCACTCCCAGCAATTATCTAAACAATTAGTACTGCCTGTGCCTGATGGCAAACTGACAACATTAGTATAACCTGATTCAATAATAGATAAAGCATCCAGCATACCTTCAGTAATTACCAGCGGATCAGCAGTATTAGGACTGCAATTATCCATATTCCATAATACCTGCATACATTCAGCACTGGCTATCTCTTTAACATGGCCACCATTAATATTACGATACTTGCTTAAAATTAGCTTACCATCAATATAAAAAGGAATTGCCATTGTATAGCCATCATTACGGTTAACATGATAAATCTTGCTGTAACCAATAGTACTATCACTAAAACCTCTAGATGATAACCATTGCTTTTCTTGTGGCGTTAATGCATTAGGCTTATCAAGTGGGTATTTGTAAGTCTTACGAATAGCTGCTGGCTGTACTGATAAATTAGGCTGTCTATCTAACTTAATTCCAAAGGCTGTTAATATCTCGGTTAAATGTAAACCATCGTTAGCAATACATCCTGCATACTTGCAATGGCTAGCACCTGTCTCCTTGTTTATATACAGTTTATCTTGCTTGTGGCAATAAGGACAAATCTTAACGACTAGCTCACCATTTCTATCAGCAAACTGCCAACCCGTCTTTAATAAGTTATTGTATGATTCTGTCATTTGCGTAAATCCTCTGCTGATAATTTAGTGGCTGCCATTTCCTCTAGCTTATCAGTAAGATTAGTAGCTTCTGCTGATTCAGAAAAATTTTCTAAATTTTGATTATCAGCTTCCACTTTTAAACTCTGCTTACTTAATATATCTTTAGATATATTATTACGGGTGACACCAGTGTCGTGGGGTAATGACAGATTTGTCGTGGGGGTAGCGACAGCCGTGTCACCCCTCTTTTTGCGCTTTGAATATCTTAATTCAGTATATATTTTGCGCTTAGTAACAACCTTTTTACGGGTATCATCATAGATATCATAAGACTCTATTTTTATGATATTTGCGACATGGAGCTGTTTTAAGTATCGTTGTACTGATCTATCTGATCTGCAAATTAACTCAGCCAAATACTTATTACTGGCATAACAATATCCTACTTGATACTGTAATTGGAATATGTGGGCATATAATAATTTGCAGTCTGCTGATAAGTCTTTATGATTTAATATTCGCCCATCAATCCAAGCACCGCCTGTTTTAGGTTGCTCATGTTCATCCTCTTGCATAACAATTTAGTCCTGTTATTTATAGTTATTGACATGCAAGTAAGGTAAGTATATATTATCCTCACTTGCGAGTTTCATATAGGGCTGTCTCTTCACTTACAGCCCTTGCTTTCTACACTAATCATAATATTTAATTTATCTTTTGTCAAACAATATGCTTGTATTTTTTGTTTACTTGTATACAGTAGCTAACAATTAATACTAACTATAGGAGAACATTATGTCTGAATCAGATACTGAAGCACGTACATTTAATTGTCGCTTGAGCTATAAAACCCACAAAGATCTTATGCATCTAAAATTAGATAAGGATTTGAAAAGTGCCAGTGAGGTAATTGATTTTTTAATTGCTGAATACTTTGAGAATGAGGAAATATGGAAGTCATACAAGTATGGCCATGAACCTGAGGAGATCAAGGTTGAATTAATGGAAAAGAGAGAAGAGAACATTTGATGCAAACTATTAGAATACATGAAAAAAGTTTTAGGGATGTTACATTCTATAGTATAAAGCATATATCTAAAGTTAATTTTACTCAGCTAGATGATAAACAATGGATAATGTCTCTATTAATATCTCACCATGCTACAAGTAATTTCTACCAAGCTACTGTTAGTAATGACTGGAAAGATGAATTTGAAAAGTGGTTTGTAGTATATGATAAGGGATCAATAACTATAAAACTATTTGAGCCTAACTAACTAACTAACCAGGAGAACTAATGCTAACACCTGACTACACACAAGACAATCTAAAGCTATACAATGCGGATTGTATGGAAGTGATGAAGCAATATGAAGATAATTATTTTGATCTTGCAATTGTTGATCCACCTTATGGAGGCAATGATGCCATTGGTTTAAAAGATTGTAAAACTAACAATAAACAAGCAACTAAAAGAAAAAATTATAAAACATTTACGAATATTCAACCGCACAAAAAGTACTTTATTGAATTAAAGAGAGTTAGCAAAAAGCAGATTATATGGGGGGTTAATTTTTATAATACTTATGATCTTAGCGGAGGTCGTATTGTTTGGGATAAGCTTGGGACTGCGTTTGGGCGTGCTGAGATGGCTTATTACTCACATTCTAAAAGTGTGGAAATATATCAATATGCTTGGAATGGTATGATTCAAGACGATATGAAAAACAAAGAAAACCGCATACACCCAACACAAAAACCTGTAAAGCTTTATAACTGGATATATGCCAACTATGCAGAACCTGGGCAACGAATATTAGATACTCATCTTGGTAGTGGCTCTAATGCTATCAGTGCTCACTATGCTAA